AGAAGGCAAGGCAGCAGAGGTTAGAGGAGTGGTTGAAAATGCCTTGATGGTGGGCAGAAATGTAGACAATGGGCAGATATATTTCAAGGATGTTCACAATCGTTGGATTAGAGAAATCTCCCAAAAGCATGAACAGAGGTTCCCTACCATCTTCCCGATCTGTAATGCTCATTTGGAGGGAGGAAACTCTCGTGGTGAGTTGTGCATGGCCGTGGCTTGCCCTGGAGTAGGTAAATCTATTTTCCTGGTGAATCAGAGTGTGAAGATTTTGAAGCAGGACAAGAAAGTTTTGTTTGTTTCATTAGAAATGTCCCAAGACAAAATCGCTAAGAGATTTGATTCGGTTATGACCCATATTCCATACAACTCTTTGACGGGACAGAAATCCCAAACAGAGTTGAATGAACGCCATACGATAATCAAGGCTAAGTTTCCTAATGCTGAGCTTGTGATAAAGGAGTTCCCGACAGGCACAATAACCGCTAATAACATTCGTGCCCTCCTTACCCAGCTTGCTCTACACGATGATTTTGTTCCTGATATGATTGCGATTGATTATCTTGAGCTTCTTCTTCCCATTCGTAAGACGGATCAGGAGCATGTAGCACAAATGAGGATTGCCGAGGAAATTAGAGCAATTGGACAGGAATTCAAGATGCTTATCTGGACCGTGACCCAAACTAATCGTGATGGTGAGAGTGTAGAGCTTATTACCAAGCGGGAGATGGGTGGATCGTATGATAAAATCAAACCTGTAGATTGGGCAATCTCTTTGAATCAAACTTCTGAGGAATATGATGAGGGGAGAATGAGAGTTTATATCCTAAAGGCTAGAGATGCGAAACAAAAGTATGTTGTTCCGGTAAATATTGATTATAGAACTCTTATCATGGATACAGGAAATGGCCAGAAAGAAGAAAATTAAATCAGCACTCATTCAAGAGTTAGTTGATAATGATATTTATTCAGTTGATGCTGGCTGGAGAGTTTTCCCTCTAGTATTTGTGCCCGTTCTTTTCAGTGACAAGGGAGAGAGATTAGATGGTCTCACATCATTTTCTCCTTGTTTGATACAAGTTCATGAAGATCAGATAGAAGAAGGCATACGTGAGTCTATAATTCATGAGATGTTCCATGTCATCGCTTCCACGATGGGGCTTGACCCTGACGAGAAGGATGAGTTTGAGACGACTAATGAGTACATAGTCATCCAGCTAAGTAGAGGCTCGATGCTGTTTCAGAGGTTGAATCCCAAGCTTTGGGATATCCTTTTTAGGAACGAAGAAAATGACAAAAGCACAAGCATTACTAAAAAGTCTAGATGATCTAGACTGGAATTCTTACATTGATATAAGTGAAGCTATTTCGTATATTGACGAGTCTAAGTTAAATACAGAGTTGGCAGAGTCTGCACAGAGATACACTTATTGGGGTGGATTGTTGGCATTGGCTAAGAGAAATTTGGAAGATTCAAAGCTAAAATTTGATCAGCATGTGGCTATAATGAGTGAAGAGACTCGCGCAGAGCTTCTTGAAAGCGGTGTGAAAGCCACGGATAAAAAAGTTTTGTCCAAGGTTGAATCATCTCCTATGTATGAAGCTCGTCGAGGTGAAGTCACTGATTCAGAGTTGAAATACAACCTGATGAGAAACCTGTGTGAGGCTCTAAAACAAAGAAAAGACATGTTGATACAGTTGTCAGCTAATAGTAGAAAAGAGACAGATCTCTATACATAAAAGAAAAGAAGAAAGATGGTAAATCTAGAAGAATTGCGTAAGAAGTTAGAAGGCCTTGAAAGCAAGGGCACAGGATTCGGGGAGAACATTTTCCTCAAGTTGGAAGATGGCGACAACATCGTTAGGTTCCTCCCAGGTGCAGATGGAAAGGAATTCGTTGCTGAGACTAAGATCCACCGAGTTCCTGATGCTGAAGGTGGAACAACACAGTTTCACTGCCGTAAGGTTCACGATCAAAAATGTCCGCTTTGTGAGGCATATTTTGGGTTGTGGAAGAAGTTCAATGCTACTGGAAAGCAGCACGAAGAGATTTCAGCCGCAGCTAGGCAGATAAAGCCTCGTGAGCGTTACTATATCAACGTGGTTGATCGCAGCACGGGCGACGTTAAGGTGTTGTCAATAGGGCAAATCATCCTAAAGAAGGTGCTCAAGACGATGACTCAGGTTGATCCTGATACGGGTGAACTTGATTACGGTGATATCACAGATCTGAAAGAGGGTCATGATTTTATTATCAATAAGGTGATGGAAGATAATTGGCCTAAGTATGGGGATTCATCGGTAAGACCGAAGCAAACTCCTGCTGGGAAGCCAAAGGAAGTTGCAGCTTATATGGAAAGTTTGCACGATATTCACGGGATGGTCAAGTTGGAAGACTATGATAAGGTAAAGCAGGCTGCACTGTCTGTATTCCCTTCTCTAGAAGTTGGAAGGCCAGTGGCAGAAACCCCTGACAAGGAAGAAAAGACTTTTGAGGAGAGTCTAGAAACGTAATGAAGAAATTAATTGCAAGTCTTGCACTCATAATGGTGCTGTTTACTAGTTGTAGCCTTTTACAGAGTTTGGTGGGACCAGATAAGGTTCTGACAACTACTGGATCGGTCAAGAAAGGAAGAGAAAATGATGGGCTAACGATTGACCCTTCAAAGTTGTCTGCTCCCGTCCAGAAGTTCTTTGAGAAGAATTACCCAGGTGAGAGCATTGTCCTAATTTCTGCTGATGCAGTAAAGGAAGGGGCAGACGCTATTCCTGTGACTCAGGAAGGACCTGGAGTTTGGGCTTCTTTGTGGTCTTTAGCAGTGAAATTTGGTGGTCAAGTATGGCCTCCACTTCTAGCACTAGAAAGTATTGGACTTGCATTGTTCCGTAGAAAGAGGAAGCACTACGGGGTAGCACTTAAGTCTATTCTTCCTACTAATGGAAAGATTGAAGTAGTGCCTGCACTATCAAGCGTAGCTAGAGCACTTGGATTATCGCACTCTTCGGTGAAAACTGCGGAGATGTTTGAAAAGGAAGAAGAAAAGAGAATGGCTAAAGCATAACAGCGTCGGGGAGAACCGATAGCCGAGCCTCACTCTGAGAAATTGGAGTGGGGCTATTTTCATTTAGGGACTATAATGCTGGTATGAAGGAGAAACTTAGAATACTAGTTTTTAACCCCAATAAGGGCGGCTGTGCATACTACCGAGCTTTGATGCCTATGGCAAAATTAATGGAGCTTTATCCAGATGAAATTGAAGTTAGATTTGATGAGAATCCCCTTGGTATCAAAGTTAGTGCCGAAGAGATGGAGAAAGCTAAGAAAGATTGGATTGAGTCCAAGGGTTTAGAGTATACTCCAGATATGGACCCTTCTCATTATGCTGATGCTCCCCCCTCTCTTACTTGGAGAGATAATTTCAATTTCAAGAATATGAAATGGGCTGATATTATAATGATCAGCAATATTTCTAACTTTGGTGGACAGTATATGACTAGAGTTATCGGTAAGGCTCATGAGTTTGGTAAATTTGTCCATTTCGACACTGATGATCTTTTAACAGATTTGTATGATTCTCATAGGCTATATGATACTTACAAAGATAGACAATTAGGAGAAATCACCCAATTTGCTTATTCTAAGTCTCATCTAGTTACAGTAACACAACATAAATTTGCTGCTAGGATAAAGCCTCACTGTAAAGCTATGTTGGGAGTTGTTAGAAATGCGATAGATTATAATCTTTCTTCTTGGAATGCAGATAGGAAGAATTACCCTTGTCATAAGAAAGTTATAAGAATAGGCTGGGCAGGAGGCATTCACCACATCCCAGACGTTAGGGTGTTCGCTGGGGTGCCAAGACTGGTGAACCAAATGGTGGGGGCTGAGAGGGTCAGATGGGACTTCTACGGGCATCCACCACCATCAGATGACCCTGAGGCAGTATGGCAAGTCGAGGTTTGGAGGGACTACAAAAACCAGCTTTTGAAGGGATTCAAAGGACATAAAAATTGGCAGATTCACTATGCCCTCAATCCAAATGATTACGGAACGATATTCGCTAATATGGATATTTCAATTGCTCCTTTGGCTATGAATGCTTTCAATGATTCCAAGAGTGACATTAAAGTTGCTGAATGTGGAAGGTATGAAGTGCCTCTTGTAGCATCTGATGTAGGGTGCTACAGTGATACCATAAAGAATGGAAAGACAGGCTATCTGCTCCCAGCAGGGGCATCTTCGATGCAGTGGGCTAAGGTTTTAGCTAAGTTAGTGAGAGATAAATCTCATGTAAAACAAATGGGAGTAAACCTCAAGAAGATCACCGATGAACACTATGATATCAATAGCGTTGTGAGAGATCGTCTCAACATTTATTACAAGTGTTTTGATGATTGTGGATTTGACCCTCGTAACTTTCGCAAGTATGAAGAAGAACTAAAGGACATGCCTGATGACCCACAAAGTTAAAATTGTAACTGGATATTCTAACCCTGGAGGCTCTACTGTAGCCTTTTTGAGACTTACAAACCTATTTAATAAAAAAGGTTATGATTGCACTTTGTATGGGCCTCATGAGTGGCATTTGAAGCAATGTAAGGGCGACGTTATCTCTAATTTTACCATTGATGGGGAGACCACTCTAATTTCTCATTTTGTTTCTATTAGTAGGGATATGTTGTGTAAGAAGCATATCCTAGCTTGTCATGAAACTGGTGTATTCAATATGCGAAGAGGGGTAGAGAATGAAGTTGATCTCAAGAATTATGATAATATTGTATTCGTGTCAAAGTCTCAACAGGAGTGGCAGGAGAACCCAGAAGGCTCCATTGTAATCCCTAATATTGTTTGCGATATAGTTCCTACTAAAAGTAAGTTTAACCCCAAGGTAGCTGCGGTCATTGGTAGTATTGACGCTCATAAGCAGACACATATCTCTATTGAGAGGGCCTTGAAAGACGGATTCGAGCATATAGACATTTTTGGAGATGTCACAGATCCTGATTACTTTAGGGCTAAGATTCAGCCCCACCTAAGTCGAAATGTTCGGTATGTAGGATTTTGTGACAACAAGCAAGCCATGTATGAAGGACTAACTGCGGTGTATCATTCCTCTCTGAGAGAGACATACAACTTCGTGCAGTTCGAATGTGAACTAGCTGGAGTGAAATACTATCCTCTTGAGTCCACTATGAATGATGCTGAAATGTGGTCGGAAGATAGAATCTTTGAAGCATGGGATAAGATCCTGTGAAAGTTTACATCAGGAAGCATTTCTATGGTGCTTGAGGTAAAGTAATGATTAGGATACTTACTACAAGCTTCAATGGAGAAAACTGGATAAAGAATTGTATAGATTCGTTGAAGGCTCAGACCCTTGAAGATTGGAGATGTTACATAACCGACGATCTCTCTACTGATAACTCGGTGAGCAAGATCAAGGATCTAATTGAAGGTGATGATAGGTTTACTCTTGTGGAGAACACTAAGAAGCTTTACCAAGTAGGAAACTATGAGAACCTGATCAGATCTGGGGATTTTGGGTTTGATGACGAAGATATTTGCATTGAAGTTGATGGAGATGATTGGTTGGCCCACAAGACCGTTCTAGCAGACACCAAGAAGGTATACGAGACTACTAAGTGTTGGATGACCTATGGATACCCAATGTATACCACAAGGCAGAGACACCCTAGTTGCTACCCAGGAGCTAAGAACCTCAGGTCAACAGCGGCATTCTCCCTCTCCCATTTAAGGTCGTGGAAGGCTTTTCTTTGGAGGGGTATCAAGCATGAAGACTTGCTAGTTGATGGAAATTATCCTTTGGCAGGAGGGGACTCCTATTTTATGATCCCTATGGCAGAGATGTCAGGTGATGATAGGGTGGCCTTTATTGATGATGTTAACTATATCTACAATTTTCATAACCCTCTGAATGATTGCAAGATGGACGTTAAACTACAACATGGGCTAGCCGACTTGGCTAGACTCAGGACCCCCTACCAATTACTAAACCCATGATTAGCTTTGTTGATGGATACTATGGGTGGCTTGGAAATCAAATGTTCCAATATGCTGCGGTGTATGCACTAAGTTTACGAGCAGGAACAACCTGTGCTTTCCCTGAAAACACACCCAACTTACACAAAGTATTTAATCTTTCTGCGAAAACAAAGTCTGACCCTGCGCCCATCTATTATGAGGCCCTTAGCCCCAACAATTTTTCTTATTCTCCGTTGCCCGTTAAGGATGATGTAAAGTTACATGGATACTTCCAATCTGAAAAGTATTTTGCTGATTATGCCAATGAGATAAAAGAAGAGTTCAACTTTAGAAAAGAGATAAAAGCTCCTCCGACCAGCACGGTGAGCGTCCATGTTAGAAGAGGGGATTACTTAAATTTTTCAGACTATCACCCCCCCTGTACTTTGGAGTATTACGAGAGGGCCATGCGTAAATTTGATGGATGTAGCTTCCTTATTTTTTCTGATGATAAGCAATGGTGCTTGGAGAACTTTACTAAAGAAAATTGCAAAATATCACTTAACTCAGATTCTATCGAGGATTTACAGCTAATGAGTTTGTGCGATCATCATATTATGGCTAATAGCTCTTTTAGTTGGTGGGGTTCTTGGTTAGGGGGGAATAAGGATAAGACTGTGGTAGCTCCCAAAGAGTGGTTTGGTCCCGCTAAAAAGGGATATAGTACTAGAGATTTATATTGTAAGAGTTGGATAATTCTATGAAGCCTATATTGTCCAGCCAGGATGTTTCTAATCATTTTAGAGATAGAGAACAGAGAGTTGGCATCGCTATTGATTCGTTTAAAGTTGATGATACCTCAGACATAAAGGTTTTCATACAGGTTGAGCCCCCATCGGTTAAGGATACTAGATCCTTAATTATTGCTAACCAGCAGTTCTTTGATCTTATCCTAGCTTGGCATCCTGATATTTTAGATAATTGTCCCAACGCTAAAAAGTTTATTTACGGAACTTGCTGGATAGAGAACCCCTCTGAGTGTTGGAAGAATAAGAAAGATGAGGTATCGTTTTTAACCAGCAATAAATCCTGGGCACCAGGACACCAACTCAGGCAAGCTGTGTATGAGTACTTAAAGGATAAGGAGGAGATAAATAACTTTTCTGTTAGAAGTATTAGAACTCCTCCAAGAATTGACAGCAAGGAGGTGATATTTAAAAACGCTAAGTATTCGATTATTATTGAAAATGAAGTTGCGCCTAATTGGATTACAGAAAAACTTATTGATTGTTTTATCACAAAAACTATTCCCATTTACTGGGGAGCCCCCAATGTGGGAGAGTACTTCGATGAAGAAGGAATACTCCCATTCTCTAGTCTCAGCGACCTAGAGAGGATACTAAACACCTTAAGCTCTGAGGAGTATACAGAGTTAGAAGAAGCTATAGAGAAAAATTATAATCTAGCTAGAAACTACATGTGTTTCCATAGTAGAGTTGATAAGGAAATTTCCCTGCATTTAGAAAGGAGCATACGATGAAATTGTCTGTGTGTATTCCTACTTACGAGATGGCTGGCAAAGGTGTTAAGTTTTTAGAGCAATCTTTTTTAGGCTTAGAGATGCAAACATTTAAGGACTTTGAGATCGTTATTTCTGATCATAGTAAAGACGATAGCATAAAGAGCTTTTGTGAGTCGATGGCAAAAAAAAGTTCGATGGATATCAACTACATTAAAAATGTAGAGCTAAGAGGCTCCTCTTCTGCTAACACAAATAATTCTATAAAGTGCGCTATTGGTGAAGTAATTAAAGTTCTTTTTCAGGATGATTAT